CTATTGTCTCGTCCTCGTTGATGATGAGACCAAGCTTGGACACACCAGCTCGAATGTTCTCCATGATCGCGCGGTTGTTCTGTGCGGCATTGTTCGCGTCTCTGTGAGCAGTCAACTTGTTTTGGTGTTCTTCTCTCTTGTAGAAGGTCGTGATCACTTGGTTGTCACCTTGAGCCAAGACCTTTATTTGTGTGTTTCGGGTTTTGCCCTCTCTGTTTATTACCAGCATACTGCACAGAGTCCAACCTTTCTGTCGCAAACCTTCGAAACCACCGTCTTGCCCTTGCCAGGAAGTGCGAATTGGGCCCTCGTGAGTGATTTGCTCTCCGTCCAGTGTGAGAGTGTCTGCTCTGCCAACATAATAAACAAGACTCTCCTGAAAGAAGAGGTGGGTCCTCTCGAAAAGAGTCGGAGTGCCGTAAAATTGTCCGAGCACTCGAAAGATGGGCCCGGTCGACTCTTGTCTCTGATGGTTGTTCCACTTCTCATAATCGATGTGGTTGGCGAAACACCAGACATTATCGGACCCTTGGCCGCTTGCTGAGCTAAGGAGCTTCTTCTGGACCTCGGTCGCAGAATCTTTCATGGTTATTCCAGGAAACAAATCCAAGAAATCCCTCTTGATCAGGTGCTCTGTTATGACGAAGTATAGGCGGAGGTTCCAAGTCATCATTGCATAAAAGCGCCCAAATACGTTCATTTCTCGTTCTTTTTCCTTGTCACCAATAACTAGATCTTCTTTGGGCAGGCCGTTTTTGTCGATATTTTCGCAGAACTCTCTGAGATCTCCCCAGTCCGTGTTCAGAGCTGTGTCTAAGACCTTGTGCATCTTCAACTGGCCCGGCTTGCCAGACTTGATCCAAGCTTTGAGCTCACTTAGAGTGGGAGAGTGCGATTTGTCGCTCAACAACACAGAGGGGTCGAGAGCACGTGGAATTTCGAAGCAAGGGAGGAGGGGCAGATCGTTCCAGTGATCTCCGAAAGACTGCTGGACGGAGACGGGAGGCCACGTGTTTTGAAGGATGAAATCTTTCAAGAGATGACCGTC